GTGTTTTGTTGTTAGTTATTAAATTTTGCGTTATGCTCATGACTGTTTAATTTGTCCTAGTAACTGCTTTAGTTTAGCACTTTGCACATCTGCTGTAATTTTGGTAGTTTCTTCACGCACTGCAGGATTTGCTGACTCACTTCCATTGGTTAAATTGCTTTTTGCTTTAATACTATCTAACAAGTTACCTTTAGCAAACGAGTTGACCGGGCCTGCTTCTTCGCCTGGATCAGTAATACGCATGGTTTCAATATTGTAGTCCAAGTCGATCTTTTGTCCTACGCCTGTACTACTACGCGACTTCATACACTGGATTTGATACTTGCCACGCTCACGCATAGCTCTACTGGTAAAGATGCCAAACACATTATCCGCGGTATTAATCTTACTAATACCACCCGAAATATGGCTATGATCAAATTCAATTTCTTCTACTGCACTACGATTTAACTGACTTGCTGTTACAAATAATACATTTAGTTCTTTGGCAAGATTACGCAGTTCTTCTGACACATATTTGTCTTTAACAAACAGATCATTTGGGCTTACCTTAGCACTAACTGGCATTAACAAGTCTAGATAATCACACATAACAAAATCTACTTTGAGTCCTGTTTGAACTTGCACTTCTTTAATATAACTACGAATATCATTAATGTTACTTTGTGCTGGCAATGCTTTAATACGATATTGCCCGGCTTTCTTTGATACCAACTTGACCTTGAGTTCAGTTTGATCAATGTCTTTACGAATTTCTTTTGTACTCATTCCTGCTAACATAGCATCAGTTCTTAGAGCACACAGTTCCTCACTAAGTTCTAAGCTAATGTACACACCACTTAGTCCTGCTTGTAACCAGCCCAGTGCTATATTCATCATAACAAGCGATTTACCCGATCCAGATCCACCTGCAAAAATGTTAAGTTCGCCGCGGCTAAATCCACCATACAAGATCTTATCCATCTGCGGCCAGCCTGTGCTTACTTGTCCGCCAGAGTTAAAATATTTGTCAATACGAAATCTTGGATCGGCAAAGTAATCTGTGCCCATATCTTTAGTTAAACTAATTTGAACTGCATCTTTGATAAGTTTTTCTACTGGGTCGTAGTCGCCCTTTTCTAGCAAATCTGCTGACTTTAAAATAGCTCGTTCTAATTCTTGTCTGCGTGTAAACCCTTCAAATTCTTCCATGAACCAATCAAAATGGCCTTCGTTTAGATCAGGAATATGATTTAATTTAATACCTGTTGCGGCTGTAATCTGTTCTGGCGCAGGCAGTGTTTTATGTTCATCACTGTGTTTAGCAATAAACTCTGCCGCTGGCCTGAGACTGCGATCAAAGTTTTCTGGATTATAAATGTTTTGAACTCGAACATAACTTTCAGCATCCTGCAACATCATTTCTAAGAATAGTTTTTGGACATCAAGTCCGTAGTCTTTTAACAAGTTGTTTTTTCCTTAGTTCTATCTTAATTTTACTAGTTTCTTTTGCTTCTAATATAATTAGCAAAGTTCCTAACCTACCCAAACGAATTACGGCATCGTTTACATCTTTAATACCATCTGGCCACTTGGGTATACTAACAGCCCATCCTAACTCTACTGCACGATCTACTAACTTCATACCAGCTTCGTCTTGATCTGGAACTACAACTACTTCTCGGCCTAGACTGCGTATTAATTTAACTTGTGCATCATTGATCTCTGCGTGTAATACCGCTAGTCCGTTAATGCTGAGTGCATCAAATACACCTTCCATAACTACTACATATTGCCAATTTGATTTTTGTAGGTCTGTACCAAACACATAACCCGGTTGTATGTCTTGAATATACTTAGGTGTGCGATCATCTAAAAATCGTGTAGTATGTCCAACAATTTGATTATCATATGTAAACGGAATTACAATACCACGACGTGGCATTGTCTTGTACATAAAAGGATAATCTAAAGGTATACATCTATTACGCAAATATTCTTCAGCCGATTCAGTAAGTGGGTGTGTTTCAGCAGGCAAATCTCTTTCTTCAAATTCTATACCTTGTATTCGATCGGCTACTACTTGACGCTCTTGAAGTAATCCTTCAATCGATTTGTGTTTTAAACTTTCAAGATTTATACGCTCGATTTCTTCTTGTGGCACATTCATCCACTCTAATAATTTACGAGCTTTGAATGTAAGATTACGGCCTAGAACAAAACTAGCCGTATAACCACAATTAAAACAATGCCAACTGAAGCTACCGTCGGGGGAGGATTTTATACCCCCACGCATACGGCGATCGACTGATTCACCACGGTGTACACAACACGGTGCATTTACTGAAACCCAGCCCGAACTTGTCTGTTTTCGTTTGCCTGGTAAAAAGGAAAGCACATCAATCATACTACATTATAGCAGATTGTTTAGGAAGATGCAAGTTTATCGGTAGTATAGATTTTGAACAAAGCCGGTACCAATCAATACCAGAGCGCCTTGATTATTTGGTGACACCGGATAAGGGGTATTGGTGTTTACACCAGCATTGGGCACTACCCAATATCCAGATCCACCATTAGTAACTTCAATTCCAGCAACTGATCCAGTATCGCTAAGTGTGGCTACCGCAGTGGCGCCCGATCCGTCGCCAATAATATCAATTTGGGGCGGAGCCAAATATCCAGATCCAGCATTCTGGACCACAATGCTAGTAACTACACCTTCTACACAGATAGCATAGGCCATGGCCGGAATACCGGGTTGGTGTGGTGTGGCAAACACGCTGTTATTAAAACATAATCTAACTAGTGGGTACCATCCAACAATGTTCATATAAATGGTGCGAGTTTCGTTGTAGTAAGTGGTACTCTCTGTAACATTATACGGAATACTTTCATAATTTTCGGCGGCCTGCGCTTTGATTGTTCCTGTGTATCCAACTAAATTCATTTGAACTGTGGTTATTGATTGCTTAGGTACTACAAAACTACTAAAGAATTCTGTGTTTAAAAAACTATTCCAGTAGTTAGCACCATTGGGGTTGCCTGCCCAATAATTATTTTGGGTTGCATAATTAGCAAAACTGGCGCCATCGTAACTACCTTGGGCGGACAATTTGGTGGTAGGAATAGTAAGTGGGGCACTTGGTACATAGCGTGGGAATGAGCTATCAACAATATCCAATGGCGCACGGGCGCCAGACTGTGCGTTAGTAAACACTGCTTCATTAAGGTTTCCACTGGCACGAGTTATACTGTAGTTTGCTGGCTGAGCCAATACTTCTAGCAAATCTGAGCCCGGTAACGTCACTTTTGCACGTCCCAGCGGAGCATTTAGAGTGACCATTGGTTGTTCAACTATCATTTCTGTGCCCGCGGTATTAACTACACGGAACATAAACGAACTACCTGTAATATCTACAGGTTTTTCTTCTTGGTTGATGAATTGAAATAATAAAACATTATCAACTCCCTTGTTAATTGTTAGTTTCTTGGCGTACACGGGATTATACCTATAAGTGAAAGTTTCTCCGTCGCCAGTGTCTATCAATAATACTGATGTGATCTGTTGGTATATATAGGCTTGGGTAGAATACATATTTGTATTTATAGTTTTAAAGGCCTAACCCGAACCATAAATATCCCATAATATGAATAATGATGTTTTTACCCAATTAGCCGAAAAATACCCGTTTATAACGCTGTGTGTTTACGCTGCCACAGAATATCTGGGTATTATACAAAATCAAGACGAAACAATTACCACAATCTACGATTTTGGCAGTATTCAAGATTTAGATACTAAAAAGAAGTTTTTAGAACTAGCCAATGTTTGGTGGTGGGAAAGCAATCGTAGTATACCCATTAACATATTCCTTAAAACAGAATGGGATCCGTTTAAACTATATCTTAGGACTTTTGTTAACAAGGACTTGGCAATATTGCACGGGCCTATTTGCAGTTTAAGCGAAATGGCTCGCAAAAAGTCCAAGCGAAAGTCGATTACTTTAGTTCGACGGATGGAATAGTTTCATCTAATAAATTCATATGTAATGCTACAAGAGCTGCATAACCAACAGCATGCGCATGTTTAAATACAAAACCCTTACTATCATCACCGTCCCAGACTGATTCGAATACTTCACCCCAAGGTTTATTTTGTAAATGCGCTTTTCCTGGGCGAATAATACTGATAAACGCCGCCATTCTAGGAACGCTATCTGGTTTCATTGACTGTAGTAAGGCTGTATAATTTCCGATATGTACCAATTGTTTTGCCCATTCTGTATCTGTCCATAGTTGTGACCAATTGGGTTCTTGGTTTAATATTTGCTTATAGTGTTCTGGGCTTTTAAT